TCAAGCGGTAGAATTGCTGTCCACGTCGTCGAGCGGCAGAAGCCGCTCGCGTAGCTCGCGGACGATGATGACCGGGAAATCCATGGCTTCGAGCTGACCTTCGCGTTCGGTGACCCACGCCACGCATTCCTCCTTACTGAGATCGGTCTTCTCGTACAAGGCAACCGCGCTCATGCGGGAGAGACCGAGTTCCATGAGTGAGAGGAGGGTCCTCGACGAAATACCAAACTCAAGTTGTGTGCCGATGTCCAAGCCGTGATCAATCAGGTCCTCACGGTTGATCTGGCGGAGATGCATGTGCAGGACATCCATGTAGGCGGACAGATACTTCGGCGCCTTGAATCGCGCGACTTGCTCGACCAGCTCCATCGTGTTGCGGATCTGCACCGGAAGGCTGTAGGTCCTACCGGTGGTACGGTGCCACTCGATGTTCCCGCGGATCATCTCGGCCAACCTCAAGGACTCGGGCGCCTATCTGCTCACCACATTCATGCGGCTCGGGTCCATTTCGGCGGCCAGTCTCTCGAAGCGCCACGATGCCGCGTCGATGGCATATTGCCGAAGTGGAACGCGACCCCGCGTTCAACGAGCGGTGCAAGGCGGAAGTTGGGGCGTACGCCCTTCCGGGCGAGGTCGGCGAGCTGTGCAAGCTCCGGATCGATTGAGCCAGGCTGAGGCAGGAGCTGGCTAACCAGATCGGCGACATCCTCCGACTCTCCGGCGCCGTTCGTGTAGACGAGCGTTCCGCCTCTCTGGCCCGCCGCTGCGGCGATGGGTGAAGAGACGGAGACGATGCAATGCGTCATCGTTCAGACCGGCGCGGATCACCACGTCGATCTCGTCACGGATCGCGACGGCATCGAGAGTTGCGAGATGGCGGCGAGCCACCATCGAATCGCCGACGCTCAACGCAGCGTGCGCGCGCAGAAGCGCGAGCTTGTCGGTCGGCGAGGGCTCACGCATCATTGGCGGGAGCCTTCGAGTGATCGACCGCTTCGTACAGGTTGAGCGGCAGCAAGTAGGGGTTGGGGAATTTCACCGAGCCGTCGAGCGCGCGGAGCTTGAAGGGACGCTTCTCTTCGAGCGCGCTCTTCAGCGCGTCTTGCATCCCGTTCGACCACCCCCGATCCGTGTAGAAGACGGAGTAGTGGGCGGCCTCGCGCCAAGCGAGACCAAGCGCGATCCCCAGCGCGCGCTCATCCGGCTTGGTGTCGTCGAGAACCTGAGTGAGCAGAAGGTGCGAAGCCTGGGCGCTCTCGCCGCGAAGCGCGCAATCCTTCAGGCAACGCCGCGCGTAGGCGACGTTGTCGTTGACCGCCCCAGCGTAGGGCGACTCCAAAACTACTAATTTGATGCTTTGCATGGTCCGTTGCCTCTCCCGAGTGGCAACGGACCATATGGACTCCTATCCGTTATGTCAACGGATGGTGACGGATGGCGACGGACAAATCAATCGGACTAAGTCAAACTAATTCACAAGAACCGATAATGCGCTCCAGCGCCTTCACCTGGGATCGGGGGATATCGATGTCGGCTTCCCCGTTGAGGCACCGCACTGTGATCTTGTCGGTGGAGATCGTGACGATCTGCCGAATCGCAACGCGGTCGTCCTTTTGGCGCACTAGCGCGAAGCCACCATGCACCACGGGCTTGTTTGGGCTCACAACGACAACTTCACCGATCCGGTAGCGCGGAGCCATGCAGTCGTCGGGAACAGTGATGGCGTAGGCATCGCCGTTCGAAGTTATCGACGAGGTCCATGCGGTCCGACGATCTGCTCTCAGAGCGAAGAAGCCGTCAGGATCGGTCAAGCCGATCTGGAACAATGGAATCGCTGCGGCGGGGAGAGGAGCTTCAGCCGCGACGGTTTCGCGCATTGGCAGCAGGTTGGAGGGTGGAAGGTTTCGGGGGCTGCTCTGAGTACCGAAGAAATAGTCGGCGTCGGCGTCCAAAACAGTTCCAAGCTTAGCAAGTGTCTCGCGCGTTGGATTTAGCGAACGTCCTGAAAGAATGTCGTTCGCGTATGTGAGTCCTAGCTTCGCTCGAACCGAAGCCTCTCTTCCCGATAGTCCGGCGGCCACCAGACGTTCCGCAATCCTCGCCTTGATGGTTTCGAGCGCCGGATGCGCTTTGGTGCGCTTCTCATCTGCTCGCGACTTCATTCCCAGCCCCCCACGCACTCTGCTGATCACCATTTCGATAGCCCCTTCTTCTCTAAACTAGCTGTCTCGGGATCGCTACTCGAAGACAAATGCCCTGTTACCAATGCCCGGCGACGGACCGTCCGATGAATTTTGTTATTCATCCGTTGCCATCCGTTGACGCCTCCGATTCCGTCCGTTACAGAAAGTTCAGCGGTTTCACGGAAAAGTTGCCAACTGATTCGGCTTAAAGCCGGATAGGTGACGGATGTCAAGCGGTATCGACGGATGGAATTTGTTAACGAAACGAAGGAAGCGCTGGTCGCGCGCGTCGGGGCGCTCGAACAGAGGTTCGTCGAACTGCGCAACTCTATGCGCGCATCCGCCGCTCTGCCCGCCAACTGGCGGTTGACCCCCAAGGAACGCGACCTGTTCCTGTCGCTGCTCGCGAACGACACCGTCACGAAAGAGATGGCGATGCTCGTTCTCTACGGCACCGAAGATCGCCCGGATCACAGCGTCGCGATGTTCATGTCGCGCATCCGGTCGAAGACCGAACCCCATTCCGTGAAGATCGAGACGATCAATCGCACCGGCTACCGGCTTGTTGACCGGCTGGTGTGGACGAAGACTTTGAAGCTCGACGCCGTCGAGCACTAACCGGGGAGCCACATGGCAATCTCACTGAAGGGCAGCGTCAAGAAGAAGTCGGCTGCCGAAGACCAACCGATCATTACGATCTATGGCGTGCCGAAGATCGGCAAATCGTCGCTGGCTGCGGAGTTTCCGCGTCCGGTGTTTATCCAGACGGCGGCTGGCGAAAGCGTCCCGGCGGGCATCGTCGCGGACACCATCGAAGTCCGCAGCTACAACGATCTGTGCGAGGCCATCGGCGCGCTCGTCAACGAAGAGCACAACTACGCCACGGCGATCTTCGACTCGACGACGGGCCTCGAAAACCTGATCCGCGCGGAAGCCTGCGCGCGCAACGGTTGGAAGACCATCGAAGAGCCCGGCTACGGCAAGGGCTACAAGATCGCGGCGACGATCTTCCTCGAATACATCGACGGCATCATGACGCTGCGCTCGCATCGGCAGATGGCCGTGGTGCAACTCGGTCACTGCGATATCAGCCGCTTCGAATCGCCGACGACCGATCCGTATTCGCGCTATCGCGTCAACCTGCACAAGGACGCCGCCGACATCATCGAAGCGAACAGCGACGTGATCGCGTTCCTCAACTTCAAGGCTTCGATCAAGAAGGTCGATGCGGGCTTCAACAAGCAGCTTACGCACGCTGAAGGCGGCGGCACTCGCTGGATGTTCCTCGAAGAGCGCCCCGGCTTCATCGCTGGCAACCGCTTCAGCATGCCCGCTGAGATGCAGTTCAAGAAGGGTGAAGGCTACGCGGCGCTCGCCAAGTACCTGCCTGCGCCCCTCGCTGAAGCCGCCTAATCACCACCAACACAACGCCATAGGAGATAAACATGGCACAACTGAACGTGAACCTCTCGGACGTGAATGAAAAGGATGCGGAAGGCGGTGGTGGTGTAATCATCCCGCGCGACCGCTACCTGCTCAACATCGTCGAGGGCGAGGTCAAGCGCAACTCGAAGAACACCGGTGATCTGTTCGAGTACAAGGCGGAAGTCGTCGAAGGCGATTCACGCATCAGAACATCACCGCGCAGAAGATCGGTCAGGCTCAGTTGGCCGCGCTCGCCGAAGCGACCGGCATCGGCAAGGCCAACCTGACCGACACCGACCAGCTTCTGTTCCAGCCGTTCTACGCCGATCTCGATGTCGAGACCTACAAGGGCCGCGACAACTCCGACAAGGAACGCATGGTCGTGAAAAAGTTCATCCATGCGGGCAACGCGAACGAGCCGCCGCCGAGCAAGCCCTCGCGGACGCCGAGCTTCTTCACCTTGTCCCAATAGGTGTCCTTCATCGACTTGGCTTCGACGACGTGCCAAGTCTTGGGAGCTTCCGGCAGGCCGAGCACCTTGCCGTCCGTCTTGCCGCGAACGTGGCCGGACACGGCCGTCACGCGGTATTGCTTGCCGCGATCATCGACATCGTCCACTTCGCAGCCGATCATGCGCAGCGCGTGGAGCAGCCGCGTCTCTTCGATCTCGCCGGTCTCGAACGTGATGGCCTTCAGGCCGTCAATCACTTCGGGCTTCGAGGCCCAGCGGAAGGCGTACCAAAGCGCTCGCTCGCACTCTTCACCGAGCAGCGAGATCGAGATGCCGATAGAGTCCCAAGCTTGGCTGCGCGCCTTCGCATAGGCGGCATAGATGGCTTCGGTCGTGGCGCTATGGGGTCTCGGCAACGGTGCCATCAGACAAGCCTCTATCGTTCGCGCCGAAGCGCGTTGTGCAGACTGGATTGTGAGGGGGAGGAAGAAGGTGCCGGGGCCGAAGCCCCGGCGTTAGTTCCAGCGTGCCGTTAGGCGGTACGCTGCCAAGGCATCTGACGGCCGCCGCCGGACGCAGCCGCCCCGCCGTTCTGCGTGGAGCGCGCGGTCGAGGGGTTCGCCTGGGTGGTGGTCGTGGTGGTGGCCTTCACGTTGTCGTTCGCGGCCGGGGCGGGCCGGTGGCTCGGGTCCAAGTACCGCGCGGTCGCCCCTTGGCGTTCGTCCGGCTCGGGACGCCCCATGGCGAAGCGCCACCCGAACCTGTCGTTCGATCCGAGCGGCATTCAGGACTTCGGCACCATGGAGACCTTCACGCCCATCAACGTCGTCATGAAGGCGATGGAGCTTGGCGAGGCGCAGCGGGACGCGGCCGTGCAATGGCTGGGCGAGCAGCTTGGCTATAACTTCGGCGTCGAGATCGACCTGCGCTCGCGCCGGAAGGAAGCCGCGCTGATGGCGGAAGCCGCTCAACGTGACGCCGCCCGGATCGCTTCGCGCGAGAAGGCCATCCTTGAAGCTGCGCCGAGCATGGAGCCGGGCTCTTGGGTCGAGCGCCAGATGGCGGCGGGCATTACCCCGTGGGTCAAGACGAACCCGCAGCCCTATGAACTGGCGGCGCTCGCAACGATCACTGGCGTGCCCGCTACGGTGCCTGCGGAGCCCGCTGGCGAGGCCGCTGAAGATCCTTCTACGGATGCCGACCACAACGAAACGACGCCCACGATGGCGGAATTGGAGGCCCTGTGCCATCCGCCGGGATTGGTCGGGGGCATCATGGATTGGATCGCCGCGTCAACGTCGAGCCCGTCGCGTCCGCTCGCCCTGGGGCCTGCTCTGGGCTTCGTGGGGACGCTCGCTGGGCGGCATCACGCGGGACCGACCAATCTCCGCACCAACCTCTACATCGTCGCCCTGGCCCCCGCTGGCTACGGCAAGGACCATCCTCGCAAGGCACTGTCCCGGCTGGCCGTGGAAGCGGGCCTCGATCGCTATCTCGGGCCGGAAGGCTTCCTGTCCGACTCGGCGCTCCGCAAGACCATCGAGCACAACCCGTCGCAGTTGTCGCTCATGGACGAGTTCGGGGCCTTCATCGCGAAGATCATGGACCGGCGCGCCGGGACGCATCAGTCGAGCATTCGTCAGATGCTCATGCAGATGTTCACTTCGGCGGACTCGCTCTATAAGGGCACCGCGTCGGCGGCCGAAAGCGCCGTGCCGATCTATAACCCCAACTTCTCGATCTATGGCACGTCCACGCCTCACGACTTTTGGCCGTCCATGTCGGGCAAGGGCATCTCGGACGGTTTCCTGCCGCGCTGGCTCGTCCTCACGATCACCGGCGACCCGGCGGACGGCGTTGAGCCGAAGGCGTCGCTCGAACCGCCGACCAAGCTGATCGAGGATTGCCGGGCGATCATCACCCACAACGGGGCGGGCAACCTGGGCGACTCGTCGTCGCGTCCGATCCTGCGGCCTCGCGTGGCCGATTGGGGCGTCGGCGCGAAGGAACGGTGGATGGAACTGAGGTTGGCGTTCAAGCGGCGAGGGGAGGCGTGTTCGCCCGACCTGGCTGCTTTGTGGACCCGCACCATGGAAGTCGCCCTGCGCATCGCCCATATCGTCGCCATCGGCGTCGATCCTATCCGGCCCGTGCTAACGCGCGATCTGGTCGATTGGGCGGCGAAGCTGATGGAGCTTTCGACCCGGCACTGCATCGTCGAGGTCAGCGACCGGCTGGCCCTCAACGATAAGCAGGCCGAGTACCTGAAGGTCCGCCGCTGGATCAAGGAAGCCGGATCGGACGGCGTGACTAGCTCGACGCTGAAGAAGATGGTCAACGGCGAGTTCGACCTGCGCCGCCTGAACGACATCACCCAACAGCTTCTCGAGTCCAAGCAGATCGAGCAGCGGTTCGCCTCGACCAAGACCGGCGGTCGCCCCTCGCATCGGTGGTTCGCACTGTGATGGAGCGGAGTGCCTTTTTACTCTACTTTCTGAATAGGATAGGCAGGCGAATGGGGCGCACGCTGCTAACGTACGCCCCCCTCGTTTAGCGCTAGGACCTTCGCGGCGCCGCGTCCATTCACGAAACAGCCGCTATTTCCTGCCAAGGTCTCTCTTTATTGCGGCTGTTCTACTCCATGCGCATTCGTTCGAGGTACTGCGCCAAGAGGGATGACGGATCACCACCTGAAGAGGTCGTTTCGGCACTTTCGTCACTTGCTTCAGAAGCGGTGTCACTAGAAGCGGTGTCACTATCCTCGACCTTAGTAAGATACTTAGTAGGTTTGTCTACTCGCTGCCACTCGTTGCTCTCGTTCTTCGTCCACACTTCGGGATGCTGGTTAGGATCAAGCACCCAATTATTATCACCCATGTGGACAAAACCCATTTTGGTCAGGCGGGGTTCCATGCCCTCCATGCCAGGACGTGACAAGACCAAGGGATGGTCGCCGTCCTGTCGCAGTTGATGCTCCAGCAGAATATCGCCCGCGTTCTCGACCAACGGATGAGTAACCCGAAGCTCAACCACGGACGTGAACTGCTCGGTCGGCCCACCTGCTTTTAAAAGCCCGACAGTTTCGTCACCTAACTGATAGCTGTAGAATCGTCCTGGCTTGTTTGAATATTCGGGAGTGTTGAGGTAGGCTCCAGCAACCGCTCTTGTGCGCCAAGCCTTCTTGGACACGTGATCCGAGTACTCTTGTGGGTTACCGGCGATGTGCGTGATGTCGTCGCCGTCCAAAAATCTCCTCAGTCCGTTTTCGAAGGAGCGTTGATGATAGATCTCTATGATCGGCGGCTTGGAAGCCAGAGAGTATGGCGTCGTTGTCACCGACGACGACGTACCGGGCTCCATACCCGCAACTGTGTCCGCAAATCGGGGGCTCTCTCCCTCATCTCCAGATTCATCAACATGGCTGGCGCTTCCAGGCTGGCTGGACGATCCAATGATTCTACCATACATCAGATTCGCTCTCCTCTCGGCACAATTGCACGCTGGAGCTCGTGCCGCGCAAGCTCCGCGCGGAGGAGGATATACCGCTTGGCTGACCACAACCTGACGCATAGGCGGCCAATTTAGGCTCATTCCCAATCCTCAAGGGAGCAGTGCAAACAAATAAATAAAGAGTCCTCCGTGAAGAACGCGGACGAGCGATGATTTAAGCGATCTTTTGAGCCGGGACAGTTTCGGCGAAGGCCCGGATGATGGCACGTAAGAGTTCTGCGAGCCATCGCAGGAGCAGGCCGAAGTTGTAGCGGCCGAACTCGCTCTTCAAGTCGCTCCCGCAAAAACACGGCGAGCCAAAGCGCCTAAGCCGTACAATATCGCGCACGGTACGCTACTGCCGACCACCATGATGACCAGAGAGATCACGCCGCGCTCTTTAAGGCCAACGCCCGCAGCGCGTGGATTGACCAAGAAAAAAAGGACTGTCGCTGCCGCGCCTAGTACCCGGAATCAGAGCTGAGTGATACGGCGGCCTTTGAAACGGCGTTGACGGACCTTTTTCTTGGTCCAGACGAAGGGCTCGGCTCTGTCGTTGTATGCGTTGACGTAGGCATCGATGTGTTCCTGAAGCTGCTTGAGGCTCGTGAAGGAGGTGCCGCTGAGCGACTGCCCCTGCAAGATGGAAAACCATACTTCGACCTGATTGAGCCATGACGCACTTGTCGGCGTGAAATGAAATTGCACGTTGGGGTGGGCCTTGAGCCAGTCCTCGTTCTTTTTATGGGTGTTGAGGTTGTCGAGGATGACGTGAAGCTTGCGGTTCGGAAAAGCCGCGGTGACGCTGTTCATGAAATCGAGAAACTCGACGCGGCGCCGGCGTTTTGAATGGGTCGCGATGATCTTTCCGGTGGCGACTTCGAGCGCCGCAAACAATGTTGTGGTGCCATGCCGCTTGTAATCGTGGCTTTGGCCGGTCAAGGCGCGGCCATTGGGCAACTTCAGATAACCCTGCGCTCGCTCCAAAGCCTGGATCGAGGGCTTCTCGTCCACGCACAGCACAATGGCCTTCGCCGGCGGCGCGACATAGAGGCCGACAACATCGGCGGCTTTGGCCGTAAAGTTCGGGTCGTTGCTCTCGCACCAGGACTTGCGAGCCACCAGGTCAATCTTGTGGCTGCGCAGGAACCGCCAGACATATTGGACATCGACATCGCCCAGCGCCTCGGCCAGCAGGGGGCCGGTCCAGCGCGCAAACCCTTGCGGTGGCGGCTTATCCAGCAGCTTCAGAATCCGCTTGTCGGTCGTCTTCGTATAGATCGGCTGCTTGCCAGGCCGCGGCTTGTCTTGCAGCCCTTCAAGGCCATGGTCGGCATAGCGATGCCGCCAAAGGCTGACAATCCGCGGCTGGACCCCAACTTCCTTGGCGATCGACCGGGTGCTGCGCCCATCCGCCGCCAACAGAACTATCCGCGCCCGCTTCAAATCGCGCTGCAACGTCACCGGTGAGCGACAGCACGCCTCAAGCACCTTGCGATCTTTCCTCGAAAGGTGGACTTCTCTTGCTTCGGGTATCATCCCGACCTTGAATCACGACTCACGTTCCAAGAAAAGTGGGTACTAGAGCGGGATCGTCCAAAGTTCGAGGCCGCCTCAACCCGCAATCACGCAGCCTACGATCAGTATCAGATAAAGCAAATTGCCCATGCGCCCCTCAATATCCGGCTAGTCAAAGAACGGCTTCGTTTGGCCGGATACTATGTCGAATCCGGTGATCATAGAGCGGGTCCATGAGATCGTTTCGAGTGCGTTCAGATCGTCGCTGTCCTCACGAATCTTCGTGTAAGCGGTATCGAGGTTGGCGACGAATCCTTCCTTCAGGCCTGGAGCCGTATCCTCCAACGACTTCACTAGCGCCGCGAACATGATGGCGGTGGCCTTCTTCACATTGTCCAATTCAGTCGTCTTCTTGGTCATCTAGGATGCTCCAGTTCCGGGGCCGGAAGCTAACACAACCTCGGATTGAGCGCATAAAAAAGCCCGCTTCGCAGCGGGCTATGATCTTTTCGAAGGGGTGTGGACGACTAGCCGTCATTGGGGAAAGCTGCGGCCATGCGTTGAGCCGCAAGCGACTCAGGCGAGATGTGCGGAAGGGGTTTGATCGTGCGGCGGACGAAATGCTCGAAGTGGGGAGCCGGGAGTTCCATCATTGAAACATCGGTGTTGCCGATTGATGATCCACCGACCGCCATCGTCCCGATCAATCCAGCGGCGATTAGCGCCGGAATCTTCATCATCCTCAAGGCACCCGCCTTGCGGTGCTCGTTCGCATAGAACTTGAGCGCTGCGACGCACATTGCCATGTCGGTCGGCCCAAGAGTCACCTCTTCCCCTGCGCTCAACGCTGATGCAAGCGCGAGCACGTTGCCCCGGTTATTCACGATTAACGGTCCTTTTCTGTCGGGCAGCCCCCGACTCTTTTTTCTTGGTGTGATGACCAAGTCACGGCGATTTCCGCCGTGGCTTGGATGTCTTAATGTTTCATCGGATGATCCGTCAATGAAACACGCGGTTAATTCATAGACAAAATGTCTCCGTATTGAAACGGATGTGCAGAAAGTGCAGCGGGCCGGTGCGCTAATGCATCGCTGCCATCACCTTCCGACCGTAGGCAGTGCAACGCGGTTTAGCGTAGACGCCACGCTGATAGAGACTCACGCCATCGCAGCCGGAACCGCCGCGCGAGATCGCGATGCGAAGGTAGGCCATGCCAGCGCGCGCACCGGTGGCGCAGTCGAACAGGTCTCCGGTAACACCGACCTCGCGGGCAGTGACAGGCTTGACCTGCATGATCCCGCGCTCGCCTGCGCTTCCGAGAAGATGGCAGTTGTAGTTGCTTTCGACCTTGACCACGGCATGGGCGAGGGCGCGAGGGATGCCCTGGGCGTCTGCGGCGGCGTCGATGATTGAGCGGAGGTCGGAGCCGAGCGCAGGCAAAGAGGTTTCCATCACGGCCGCGATTGCTGCCGCGCTCAGAAGGCACTTCATGTTGTCGTTCTCCTAAAAGGCCGCTACGGCTTCACACTCGAAGCGATTGGCCTTGTCTCGGCGACGCATATTCTCTTTGTGCGTTACCATTTCCAGATGATCCGGATTCACGCAGCGGCGTGTCCGGCAGCGATGATCGAGTTGCTTGCGTGGAGGGATGGGACCGTGTTCAAGCACGTACATCACGATATGGACGGCCATGGTGCCGCCATCGAGAGACATGCGCGCGTAGTCCTTCCCCCTGCCTTTGCTACCCGACGTTGGTCCGGTCCACAAGTGGCACGGCGTATCGAGAGGCCCTTCGACGATCTCGACGCGAGCCATAACTTTGTCGCGAATCCGGTCTCTGCGCGTGCTCATTTTGATCGCCCTAAGCGCGCGCCTGCCGCGTCTTGAGCGCTGCAATGTGGAAGGCGCGGTTGTGGGGCGTGTCATCGACGGGCCACAGCACGCGAGACAGAGCGTTGCGGGGCTGGCCGCCTTCGACCCAGGTATGCAGCAACTCGGCGAACGGATCGCCGTTCGCTCGAGTGCGGTTGACGATCTTCACGTCCACGCTGGTCAGGTTGCGCGCCATCACGCGGCTTCCTTGTCGCTGTAGACGCCGAGCACGGCCAGCTTCTCGTCAACGACGGCGATGCCCTGATCGATGATAGCCTTCATCTCGGGCAGCATGCGCGCGACCAGATCGGGACGGACATCCTGCGTGCTGAGCATCGGCGACTTCAGGGTGATCTTCAGTTCCGCGCCAATGCGGACGAGCAATCCTTGCAGGTAGTCGCGTTCCTTGATCAGCTCGGCGACGGCGTTGAAGTTAGCGAGTTTCACTGTTGTCGTTCCCCAAGTTGTCGAGTCCATAGATTTCGCGGAAGCGGTCGCGGCTGATGTGCCTCGGATCAACCTCGACGACGCCCGGCGGCATGAAGGCGTTCGGATCGGGCTCGACCGCGATGCCATCCATCGCGATCTCGCCGGTGGTCAGAAAGCAGTGGCCGTAGTCAGCGGCACGCAGCTTGGCGGCGATCTCGGCGAACGCCGCCTGGGAGATCGGGAGTCGGACGAGCGTCCTCATGCGTAGCCCTCCGCTCGCACGGCCGAGCGCAGGGCGTTGATGCGCTTCTCGCTCTCGGCCAGCTTCGCTTCGAGTTCGGCGATCCGTGCGTTCTGCGCGCGCTCGGTGAACGCGGCGATCTCGCGAGCGAGGTCGGTGCGCTCTGCCGAGACGTAGGCGAGGCCCATGGACTTCTGGCGGGCATCGGCTTGCTGCACATAGGTGCAGTCAACGAACGCCTGGGTGAGCGCGAGTAGGCCGGGTTGAATCTGGCTCATGACTCAGACCGCCTTTCCGTCGCGGGCGGCGACGGAGACCATCGGCGGAACGCCCAAAGCCTTCAGCCACTCGATGCAGAACTGCGCGGCGGTGGCCTGATCGTGATGCTCGGCGAGCGCGTCTTCGATGACCTCGATCATCCCCTCGCGCCCCATCCCCTCGCGGAGCCCGTCGCGGATGTTGATCAGCGCGTGAAGGAACGACACCGCTTCGGCCGCGCGCTTGGCGTTCAGCTTGATCAGCGTGTCGATGTTGCCGCGAAGGATGTCGTTGTGCGCCTTGGACGAGATGGAGGCGCGCAGGTCGAACCAACCGAAGAGCATGAGGATCATGGCGGCGGTGGTGAAGATGCAGGCGGTTGGCGCGTAGCCGTTGAGAGTCGCGTCGAGCGCGAGCGCGAGGCCGAAGCCGCCGGTGATGAGCACAGCGAAGAGACGAAGCATGGTGATGGCTTTCATGGGAGGGTGAACCTGCAAGGATCGCTTGCAGGTTGGAGGGGGTCAGTGGGCGAGGGGCGTGTGGTCGGGCGGCAGCTTCTTGCCGACCGCGCGTGCGCCTTCCGGCGTGACGCTGAAGACCTTCATCGAGCCGTAGTCGGCGCGCGGGGTGCGGATCATCACGCCCTTGTCGGCGAGGCTCTGCGCGAGCTTGATGTCGCTGCCGTTGGAGTGGACGGCGACGCGGTTGCGGCAGACGGCGCGCGAGCGTTCGAGGCCGAGCGCCCGGCGGACCAACATTCCCTCTTCGTAGCCGATGGCGTTCATGGCGCTCCCCCTCAACCGAACAAGGCGTTCTGGTCGGAGTACATTGCCCGCGGCGCGGAGCGACGCGGCTTTGCGTGGATCGCCTGGGGGAGATCGACGGCGGTCAGGCTGTCCTTGTGGCGCAGGACGTGAGCCGACATGCCGCTGATGTTCGTTTTGCGGTCGGTCAGCTTGACGAGCGTGCCGAGCTTGACGAGTTCCGAGACGCGGGGACGGATCGCGAGGACGCTTTCCTTCAGTTGCTTGGCGATCTCGTCCGCCGTCAGGCGGTAGCCGTTGAGCATCAGTTCGATGATCGCGATGCGGAGCATCGCTGCCCGGCTGACGACCTTCTCGGCGGCGTCCTTCGAAGCGCCACCGCCCTTCGATCCCGGCGTGTTCGGATAGTTCTGAGACATAGACAAAGCTCTCCCGTTCGCCCCGAAGGGCGGTTTTCAGATCGGAGATGTGCGGTGTGGATTTCCCGTCCCGTCCGGCCTGAATCAGGCCGGGTCCGCTGGAATCAACGGATACACGATGGATGATCCGTCGAGCAAGGGTTTCGATAGGGATGTTGACGGATGGCCGCAGGCCGATGGTTAGCCAGCGGTTGAGAGCAAGCCGATCTCGCGCATGGAAATCACCAACTCCATATTATCTTTTGAGGGGGGGTTGGGTTTTCGAGGAATACCGTCGCAAAACTAAACCCCTCATTTTCGATAGGCTCTGGCCGACCATTGAAGGGTTTCTCCTATATATATAGTAGTAATATATACTTGTAATATATTCGGTAGAAGATATGTCTGTAGGTGGTTACTACTATATATAGGGGCGAAACCCCTCTAACCGGCAGTTGATGTTTTGCCCGATGACGGATGTGTCCGTCATTTCGACGGATGGAGTTGATATTATCCGATGCGCAGGAAGGTCATGTCGCAGTGGGACTCCAAGGCGGCGTTCCTCAACGTACCGGACGATGGATGGTCCTTCGTTGGCTTCGCCAACGCCTTGCCGTGCCATCCTAGCGAGGCAGAGGCCATCGCTCGGTATCTGCACCGGAAGCGGATGATCTGGCTCTCGATGCGCGCTGGGCACGGCAGGGTCTTCCCGGCGGCGATGCGTCCCGGTCGAGGTCGGCCGAAGGCGAGGGGAGTCGAGCAGCCGCCGTTGATCGACCCGCAACTGGCGGGCTTCCTCACCCAGGCGCATCCGACGTTCCTGAAGATCAGGCTGTTGCTCAGTCGCGATCCCGGCGGGGCATGGAATGAGAACCAGGCGGTCAAGGCCGAGATCAACTTCGCCATCGCGGTCGAGGCGACGAACCTGATGGCGCTCTGCCGGACGTTCGCCAAGGAACACCCCTCCATCCCCATTGCGGCGCTCCGTGACGCGCTATGGCTCGATAGGCCGCACACGATGCCCGTCGTCGCGCAGACGCAGCCCGACCTTGCCATGGCTGGCTCAGAGCAGTTCGTCGTGCAGCCCGTGGCGAAGACCCGGCTCTCGAAGAACCTGACCGACGAAGAGCGCATGATGTCCTACATCGACGCCGCTGGCGCATCAGGCATTGCCGTCTATGAGATCGTGAACAAGGGCAAGATCGCTCGCGACCGCGTCACGCAGATCGGCGAGATGTTCGAGAACATGGGCGCGATCCACTCGGCAGTGGTCCGCATGTCGGATCGCGGACGCACGGGAACGCGGTACTTTATGCGCAAGTACGGCGAGCCGGTGATCGGCGAGGGTGGCCGGCTACTTTATTGTCGCGACTTAGCGATCTGATAGGCACATAGGCTGATCGGCCGCGCGAGCCGCGTTGGCTGCAAGCACCGCAAGCGCTTGCGACCGCAGGGATGTGATGTGCCGATCAAAGCTCGACGAGCGAAGGTTTGGAGTGTTGATTGTCAATGCCCATTCGGACCCATAGTACAAGTTAGCGGCACGTGACTCGGCGCCTTGTCGGAAGCGCTGTCCCTACCACGCGCCGCTAACTTCACCACGGTCAGCCTCAAGCAGCGGAAGAAGCTGACCGGGGGGGATCATTCGGCGAGCGCCCTAGCACTGACGGCAGACGACGTCCTACCGCGCCCACGCTGCCGGGGAAGTTAGCGGCAACGTGAGTCTGAACGCTCACCGCTGGAGGACGGAAAGCGCTGTCCCTATCACGTGCCGCTAACTTCAGTAGTCAGCCTCGCAACAACAGGCCAACCACCCGGCCTTCCCGTGAGGGTGGTCACACCACAGGATAAAGTGGATTTTACCGGGAGAGGGGGCGTGGAGAACCTGCCAGGATTAGTAGGCTGTGTGGTGTTTCAGGAGGTTGTCCATCTGGTCTGAACCGGGGAGCTGAGGTTGCGAAGCTTCAGTGCTCCGAGGAGAGACCAGATGGACGTCCACAAGAATGCGCCTTATGGGCAAATTGTTAGGTTGTGACGGCCAAGCGGAAATCTCATGATCAGACCCGACATTACCGCGTACGACCCCGGAGCAGAAGTCGCAAAGCACGAGGCCGAACTCGAGGAAATAATGCCTTTGTACCACTACACGTCCGCCGCAGGTTTACATGGCATCATAGCCAGCAGATCGCTGTGGACCTCACACTACCGCTTCCTCAACGACACGTCGGAGTTTCAGCACGGCTGGAAGATCGTGATCGAGGCCCTCGACCGTCGCGGCGCCGAAATCAGAGAACTCTCATCGCTTGCCTGGGAGACGATCGCACTGTTTCGTCAACACAGTGACGAAATTCATGGGTTCGTCGGGTCATTGACGTCTAAAGGCGATCTGCTCTCGCAATGGCGAGGCTACAATCGTGGACAAGGCTTCTCGATCGGATTCAACGCAGACTGGCTTTTGAAGAACGCCGCGGCGCAGGGATTTGATATCACGCCCGTCCTCTATGACCCAGAGAGCCAACGAGCGGCGGCTGATGGGGCAGTAACCCTGCTCATCGACCGCTTGTTGGAAGGGACGGATGAGCCGGAGGGCGCCCGCGCACAAGTCAAGACATGGTGGTCGCATGCACTGAAGACAGCTCTCGTTCTCAAGAACGGGCACTTCCAAGAGGAGCGCGAGCGGCGCCTGGTTTGGGTTGGTGTTTCCTGGCCCGCTGGACTAAAGACGCGCTTCTCACCAGCCGGTTTAGTTCCTTACCGTGCCTGTCAGTTTAACAAGGTCGTCATCAACAATGCAGCCACGCACCCCAATAACTGTGGCATCGAGGAAATCATCATTGGTCCCGCTTTGGCGCATCAGCAGACCTGCGCGGTGGACGCTCTATTGGCTTCACACAGCATGCGTCTCACGATCAAGCGGTCGGCGATACCCTATCTAGCAGACTGAACGCCTGTGCTTCTACGAAGAGTTGGTTCAGGGGCGCTCTTTATGGCCCTTTTTCCCGAAGCGAGCGACGCGTTGCGGCTGCCGAACTGGTCTCGACCTGCGCATCCAACCGCGCGAGCATTCGCGCATGGAAACTCGCATCGTCAACGACATCCCTGAGTGGCGCTATCAGGCGGCGGTCATCGCTCGCCTTCACGCGCTCGAAGACGACGGGTATCCGCTCACCTGTGCCGGTGACATGAACCGAGCGAAGCGTTCGCGACGCGAGCGCATGGAAGCCAAGGTAACGGGCCTTACGGCGGGCGAGCCCGACGTTCGCGTTTATGTCACCGGCGGCGTGCTGCTCAGCATCGAAGTGAAGACTCCCACGGGATCGCGCTCGAAAAATCAGAAGGATCGGCACAAGAAGCTGACCGACCTGGGCTTCATCGTGATCACGGCGAAGGCTGCCACCCCGGAAGAGCTCGCGGACGAAGTCGAGCGGATCGTGCGGAGCTATCTGTAGTGCAGATCACGCTCACGCTCACGAAGGGGATGCTCGACCAACTCGATCAGCTTCGAGATCGCAGTATCAACACCGCGACTGCCAAGGCGCTGACCTTCACCGCGCAGGACGCGCAGCAAGCGTTGCGCGTCCAAATCCCAGGCATCTTCGTCCTGCGTCGCCCTTGGGTGGTCAGCGGCATCCGCATTCGTCCGGCGAACGGCGGCAATCTCACGTCAGTCGTCGGCAGCATCGACAAGTACATGGAGCGCCATGTGATCGGTGCGGGCAAGGAGAAGTATCCCGACAACGCCCTATCGATCCACCCGAAGCGCAATAGCAGCGGCCGTCTCGCCACCGGCGGCATCCTGATCAAACCCTACGGATCGATTGGTAGCGCCCCGGTGCATACCGTGGTGCGTCGCCAGTTGAAGCGCATGGACGGTCAGAAGCGGAAGACGTTCCAGATCGTGAGCAACGGCAAGGTGCTGATCGTGCGTCGTCGCACGAAGAAGCGTCTGCCGCTGCAAACGCTCGCCGTGCTGCAAGGAAGCGCGACGATCAATGAGCATTGGGATTTCCTCGGGACCGTGTCCGGCGTCGTCCAGGCGCGCTTCCCGCAGCACTTCTATCGGGCAGTGGTCAATGCAGCGACGCGATAGAGGGGCCATGAGCGAAATGACTCCCACCCCCCTCGGACGTAGGCGACGCACGGTTCTACTCGCGCTCGCGATCTTCGCGATCTTGAGCACGACGGTCCCCATGGCTCTGACCGACGAACTGCACAGCGACCAAGATATCTCTTTGCAGAAAATGCAAACAACTCGGACTAGGGCCATACCAGCGATGTCAGCCCCTTCGACCAAGACCTCGGGCCTGCTAAGGATCAGCGCGCCGCATTACTGTGCTGGGGCGGACGTCATCGACGGGATCGTGTCAGGCAATGTCGCGCCGATTATTCGCTACATGCGTGGATGGCGCATCGAGTGCATGATTGTCCCGTCATCCGTGAAGCTCGTCATTCAACTGTTTTTCCAGTCGCTGAAGCTCCTCTGAAGGAACGGAGACTGGCGACGGCATGGCTTGATCATCCAGATGATCCAGCACTCGCCGAAGCTCCCCCTGAGGGAGCTGCTCTGAATGGAATGCGGCTTGCTCCTGAATGAAAGCCGACGGGGCGGGGTGATCATCTGGCCTTTCCTGAAGCTCCTCTGCGGATTCGGCATCAAGCAGTCGCCGAAGCTCCCCTGGAGAGAACTGCTCGGGATTAAAAGTAAACTCTTCCGGATCGATGGAGAACGACAGAGCAGGATGCTTGTCTCCTAGTCCGTGAAGCTCGTCATTCAACTGTTTTTCCAGTCGCTGAAGCTCCTCTGAAGGAACGGAGACTGCCGAGGGCATCGCTTGATCATCCAGATGACCCAGCACTCGCTCAAGCTCCCCTTGCGGGAGGTGCTCTGAATGGAATGCGGTTTGCTCCTGAATGAAAGGAGACGGCACGGGTTGATCATCTAGCCATTCCCGAAGCTCCTCTGGAGAGAACAGTTCGCGATCCAAAGTAAACTCTTCCGGATCGATGGAAAACGACGGAGCAGGATGATTGTCTCCCAGTGCGTGACGCTCGTCTTGCAACTGATTTTCCAGTCGCTGAAGCTCCTCTGAAGGGTCGGAGACTGCCGACGGCATGGCTTGTTCATCGAGATGATCCAGCACTCCCGGAGGGTCCTCGCGAGAAACTAAATGACTGGTGTCACGATAGCCATGGCCCCTGCTGCCAACGGTGTCGTCAATGCGCTGCGGTTTCATCTGCACCGCGGTTTCGGGGTTGATGAGCGCGTTCTGGAAGGAATGATTGCGCTCAGCGCTACGGCGCACTGCACGCACGACGGGTCTTCCTGTCGCCCGAAAGGTCCGGAAATGATCTATGGATTTAAGGAGAATCGCACTACGCCCTCCAGTGTACTTGTGTATGGCGCCGTCGTCGATCAGCGACTTGCTGTCCAGCCGAGCAACAATGCTCGGTCGGTTATTTTCGAACAGCCAACGGCTATAATCAATCAGGCGGCTTCCATGCTCATGCGCCGTTCTGCTACTCATGCCGCCCTCCATGAGGGCGTGCTCAAGCCTCAGGAGGGCAGCATCCTCGGCATAAAGAGGCCGCTCGTCCGAATGCCCCCGGATTCTAACGCCTGTTGAGGCAACCCGCGGCGCACCGCTACTTTCTCCCGAAGCGGCGTTCGCGCTTGACTGTCGGTATATCACAACCTCTTCAAGATCGGGCAGCGTCCTCCGTCTCTTCGCTGCTCTCGATTGAGCCGCGTCACGCTCATGATTGATAAGGACCCCTTCGCTTTGCAGGAGATTGCTCCCGGCGCTTGCATCCGTCCTTTCGCCAAGGGATTGTTGGACATCGTTACATGCGTGCTTCGCTGGGGACCGGTGCCCGCTGGCAACGTAAGCGGCCTGGCTTGCCTGCGCCACGTGCTGCTCAAATTGACCGGCTTGGCCCGCCTGCGGCTCTTCCGAAACGGCGTGCCGCGCTAGCGACCCAGCTGGCACATTAGATGGATCGAAGTTCTGCCGGTCCATGTCAGCCTCGTGTTCAAGATTACCTGCGTAGGTCCCCTACTGCGGCAAGCTTTCTAGAACCTGACGTAGAGATGTCTCGCAGCGGTCGCAAAGGCCAGCCTGGGAACCGACATCGCTAGGAGTCAGCGTCTTCCCCATGATCTAGCTTCTCGCACCTGCTGCCAGCTTCGAACATCTCACAGATTGTAACTGGGTCCTTCCAGGGCCCTTCCCCCATTCGGGTGACGCGCGACCACTGACCCCTGGCAGATATAAAATTTCAAAAGTGACTTTCTGTTCTCGGATCGGTTGTAGAGCAGGGGGTTCCACCCCCCCCGGCCTGCCCCCGGAAAACATCCGGTTGGCAATTTCCAAAGGCGAAATTGATGTTTTGGTCCGTCGCCGGTCCGGCGAGGCGGAAGGGAGACCGAAACACGCTCGAAAGAAACAATACCGATTGAGACCGTATCGCCTCATCGCGGGAGAGGCGAAGTGGAAGAGATCAGAAAGAGGGTGGTCCGCAACAGGCGGCCGGTGCGTACTGACGAGCAGAAGCGGCAGGCTGCGACCTGGATTGCCGATTACTACCGCCGGAATCCAGCCAAGCGGGCCGAAAAAAACGAGAAGGCGTGCCTCCGGTCATACCTGAAGAAACAGTCGCTCGCTTGTCTGGTCACGCGGCTGTTCCGCAGCAATGTCGAGGCTGTGATCGCCGTTAAGAGGGAGATCGAGGAAGGCAATATCGATCAACGCGGACGCGCTCAGTTGCGGGCCAACGCGATCAGTTTTCTCGGAGGGCGATGCGCGTGGTGCGGCCACGACGACATGCTCTGTTTGCAGCTTGATCACATCAAGCCTGTGAAGCGACGCACCAACGGCATCAAGGCGCACGACTCCGCTGCGTTCTGCCGTGAGATTTTGAGCGGGAAGACCGACAACGCGCAGGTTCTTTGCGCCAACTGCCACATGGTCAAGACGCGGCTCGGCGGCGAGTACGGGGCAGCCGACGCGCTGCCTTTCGACCCCTGGGCGGGGCTCGATGACGATGGGGATACCGGAACGGCCTCGAACGACAACATCCGGTCTGAGACCGTAACGCTCCAAATCGGAGCAATCGCAGCATGATCGTTATCGGCCTCAAGGGCCTTATCGGGTCCGGCAAAACCACCGTGGCCCGCCATCTCATCGAAAATCACGGCTTTGTACGCGGCCGGTTCGCTGGCGCGCTGAAGGACATGCTGCGCGCCTACCTGCGCTACCGGCGCTGCGACGAAGCCACCATCGAGCGCATGATCGACGGCGATCTCAAGGAACTGCCGACGCCCTGGCTGGGCGGCAAGTCGCCGCGCCATGCAATGGAAGGGCTGGGCGGTCATTGGGGCCGCGATTGGATGGGCTCCGAGTTCTGGATCGGGACGGAGACCGACAAGCTCTACATGGGCGCGCCGAAACGCGTCGTGTTCGAGGCCATCGTCTACATCGCTGGCGAAGTCGATCAGGAAAAGCTGATCCTCGGCGCCGGACACACCCTCGGATCGGTGGATGCGGTCTTCCGCACGAAGTCGATCTGGCTCGTTAAGCCGATGGGCTAACCGAGACAACCTCGAAGAAAGCAAACGGGAAGCCCTCACTATGGACCTCTTTTCGACCACCGCCCTCAACCGTGTTGTCGAGGAACTGCCGCTCAACCCGGCGTTCTTCCTCAACACGTTCTTCACGACCGCCGAGACCTCCAACACCGAAGACATCAAGTTTGACTCGGTGAAGGGTCGTCGCCTGATCTCGCCGCTTGTCTCGCCCATCGTCGCGGGCAAGGTGATCCGCGAGAAGGGCTACAAGACTCAGTCGCTCGCCCCGGCCTACATCAAGGACAAGCGCGTCTTCAACCTTCAGCAGTTGGAGCTTCAGAGGCAGCAGATTGAGATGCAGCAGTTGCAGCTTGAGCAACAGCGTCTTCAACTCCAACAATCGACCGACCGCGAACTTCAGCGCCAATTGGAGTTTGAGAAACAACAAGCTGAGCTTTATCGGAAGCGCCATTCCGAGCCCCCGCAATCAAAGAATAAAGCCAAGAACCCGAATTGA